AAATGTCTTCAATTTTACTAAGTTCAATAAATTCATCACTTATATAATTTGTTTCCAACGGCATCGTTCGGTGAAATTTTAAATTATCCTTAAACGGATTTCTTCTTAACCCATCTTCATCTGTGTAAGACTTGAGCGGCGCTGGTCTCACATTTAACGCAAACCGGCCATTCTCTTCTGGCTCCAATATGGTTCTATTGAAAGCAGTCTCATTTGGCAGAAAATATGTCTTGTCTAATTTTCCTTTACTAAACAATCCTGGAAGCGTTACTGATTGATGATCATATTTAATCTCAACAAATGGTCGATCCTTTAATGATCCATCAACCAAATCTGTATCAAATAAACGTCTCATTTCTGTGTCTGACAAAACATCAGATTTCCATAATGGTACAACTATGCTGTCATCCGCTACTCGCCCTATATGTAGTCCAATCAGGGGAAATGCGAGTTTTGCACAGCTCAACTCCGATCCTCCAATAATGGGGTAACCACAATCACCTGCTTTTCCTTTTCCATCTTCCAAGATATACACGTTATGCCACTTCATATTCAGTTTATTGGAACAATACTCATGATCAGTATCAAAATAAACCTTCGAGCCAGTCGCATACTGCGTACAAAACAAGCTTCCATCTGTTGTTTGCTCTAAGCGCCCCACATGTTTTATAACCTCCGCTGGTATATCGTCCTTGTTAAACATTCTTTTTACCAAATTTTTGACTGGACATACAATATTGGGTCTTATCCTAACCAACAGCAAATCTCTTCCTTCGGGTTCACTAATTTTAAATTGTTTTTTTGACAATTTAACTCCATTATTTCCATCTGAGGTGAACAATGTTATGTGCAACACTTCATCACCCATGGTATAATGCCGAACTACTGCTAATTGACCAGAGGTCAACCACATTGCTGGACAGTGAAAAATCGTTTTAGTTGTTTCTACTGAGACAAAGCACATGTTCCGTGAAAATATTGTCATTCTATCATAATCATCTCCTTGAAAATCATAGACCTTTTTACCTTTATGAGTACGATACTGTAACTTATTTGGCTTTGCTAAATTACCTTTATGTATAGACTGTTCACAAAAACCACACTCACTGGAAACATCCCATGCTGAATCAACTACAGGCGTCATGCAAGGCAAAATAGCCTTCATCACTGCTGGAATAATTGCATAAACTAACAATAATACTGTAGCCAAAACTGCTATTATCCCAACTAATACTAGGGCAATTTTCTTCAGTGCAAACCGAATCTCATAACCGAACAACCTACGCATAAAAGTTTTATCTTCA